ACGCATGCGTGTGAGCGGGCGCGTGCAGGCGCGGGTGCAGGCGGGCAGGCGTGCGCCCGCCCACCCGCGCACGCCCGCGCAATCCGCCTCACGTACGCCTGAAAAGAACATGTGGAGAAGCAGCATGAAACTGTCCGTCAACGTCTCTGGCCTGGCAGGCCTGCAGCAGGCAGTCGAGCAGATGAGCGCCCGGCGCCTGAGCGCTGCCCTGGCGACTGGCTTGACCCGCACGGCGGTCGAGGTCAAGGCCGTCCTGGCTGATCACCTGGCACGCGATCTGGACCGGCCGACCCCCTACACCCTGCGATCGCTGTACATGCGCCCGGCCCGCGCTGATCAGCTGCAGGCGGAGGTCTACATCAAGGACGATCTGGCGGGCAGCGGCACGCCGGCGACCAAGTACCTGCTGCCGCAGATCGAGGGTGGCGCACGCCACGTCAAGCGCTTCGAGCGCGCTCTGCAGGCGGCGGGGGTGATGCCGGCGGGCTGGCATGCGGTGCCTGGTGCGGCTGCGCGGCTGGACAGCTACGGCAACGTCAGCAAGGGCCAGATCGCCCAGATCCTCAGCCAGGTCGGCACCGAGCTGACAGCGGGCTACAACCGCACGCTGCCTCGCGGCACCGACAAGGCCAGCCGCACCAAGCAGCGCCGCGCCTACGGCCGGGCCGGGGGCCAGTTTGTCGCCATCCGCGAGCAGCGCGGCCGGCTCAAGCCCGGCATCTACATCGCCGAGGCGCGCGACTTCGGCGCCAAGCTCGGGCTGGGCCGCACCGGCAAGCTGCGCCCGGTCTTCCTGTTTGTGCGCTCGACCCAGTACCGGCCCCGCTTCGACTTCTGGGGCGTCGCGCAGCGCACCGCTGATCAGCGGCTCCGTCCGAACATCGAGCGCGCTGTGAGCGAGCAACTGGCCCGCATGGGCGCGGCAGGCACACAGCAGTCTTTCGGGGGGTTCTGACCATGCCTGATTCCGGACGTCTGGACGCCGACCCGAACCTCGTGACGCGCTCCGAATTCGCGAGCCGCAACGGCTGGAGCAAGTCCTACGTGAGCAAGCTGGGCGGCGAGGGCCGGCTGGTGCTCACGGAGGACGGCAAGCATGTGCTGGTGGCTGAGAGCCTGGCGCGCATCAAGGAAACCTCGGGGGCGCTGGAGCGTGCGAGCGCACCAGTGGTGCCGGTCCAGGTGCGGGCCGACCGCGACCGCAAGGAGTTCTACGACGCCGAGCAGGCCCGGCTCGATCTGGAGAAGCGTGTCGGCAAGCTGCTCGACAAGCCCGATGTGCTGGCGGTGGTGGCTGATGCAGCGGCTGCGCTGCGCAGCCGGCTGGAAAGCTTCCCGCCCCGTCTGGCGCCACAGCTGGCGGCGCAAGGCGGCAATGAGGCCCGCATCAAGGCCATCCTGGCCGATGCGGTCGAGCATCTGCTCGATGACCTGAGCAGCCGCTTCGCCAAGCTGGCCGAGCTGGGCACCGAGGACTGACCCCATGCAACCTGACCTGACCGCGCCCGACCTTGCACCTGTTGCGCTGCCGCCGGCCGCTCCGGTGATCTACGGCGCCTTGGCGCGCGGCCTGGCGCGGCGCAAGAGCATCTCGGTCAGCGACTGGGCCGATCGACACCGCCGGCTGAGCAGCAAGGGCAGCGCCGAGGCCGGCCCTTGGAGCACCGACCGCAACCCGCCGACCCGCGAGCCGATGAACTGCTTCAGCAGCCGCAGCAGCACGCGCGAAGTGGCGCTGATGTGGCCCATCCAGTTCGCCAAGACCGAGGTCGCGCTGAACGTGATCGGCTATGCGATGTGCGAGAACCCCGGCCCGATCATGGCGTGTCTGCCCGGCGAGGTGACCCTCAACAAGTGGTCGTCCCAGAAGCTGGAGCCGATGCTGAATGAGTCGCCGGCGGTCAAGGAGACCTTGACCAGCGTGGCCAGCCGCGAAGCTGCCAACACCCGCACCTTCAAGGACTTCGCCGGTGGCCAGCTTTTCCTGGAGCATGCCGGCAGCCCGAGCCGGCTCAAGAGCACCAGCGTGCGCCTGCTGGTGGTCGATGAGGTGGACGAGTTCGCCGCCAACTTCGTCGGCGGCGACGACCCCGTCGCCATGCTGGACGGCCGCACCAGCGCCTTCCCGGCGACCTCACAGCGGCTCTACATCAGCAGTCCGCAGATCAAGGGCCAGAGCCGGATCGAGGCCAAGTGGGCGATCAGTGACCAGCGCCGCTACGTCGTGCCCTGTCCGCACTGCGGCCATGAGCAGCATCTGCAGTGGTCCGGTCTGAAGTGGGCTGCGCATCGACACCCCGAGCACGGCCGGCGCGCCTGGTACGTCTGCCAGGAGTGCGGCGCCGAGATCGAGGAGCACCACAAGACCGACATGATCCAGTCCGGCCGCTGGGTGGCCACCAACCCGGCCGGCACGATCAGGGGCTACCACATCAACTGCCTCTACTACCAGATCGGTCTGGGGCCGCGCTGGTCCGACCTGGCCGAGATGTGGATCGAGGCCCAGAACGACCCGGCCAAGCTGAAGGTGTTCGTGAACGACCGCCTGGCAGAAACCTGGGAAGACGAAACGACCCGCCGCGTCCAGCACGACAAGATCGCCGACCGTGCCGAAAGCTACCCACTGCGCACCGCGCCTGAGGGCGTGCTGTGCATCACCGCCGGCGTCGACACGCAGGACAACCGCCTGGCCGTGCAGCTCGTCGGCTGGGGGCGCCGACAGGCATTCTGGGTGCTCGACTACGTCGAACTGCCCGGCGACCCGGCGGGCGACGAGGTCTGGCACGCCCTCGCGACGTTGCTGACGCAGCGTGTCCAGCACGCCTGCGGGGGCTACCTGAACATCGAGGCGATGGCGCAGGATGCCGCCGGCCACAAGACCGAGGACGTCAAGGCTTTCATCCGTCTGGCGCGGCGCCTGGGTGTACGGCGGCCGCTGTGCATCTTCGGCGCCGTGCCGAACAACGCCCCGATCCTCGACAAGGGCCGCCAGGTCGACGTGAACTGGCGCGGCAAGAACGACAAGAACGGCATCGTCATCCATCACGTCGGCACCGTCGAGGCCAAGAAATGGCTGTTCAGCCGGCTGAGCCTCGACGCCAAGCATGACGAGGAGCATCTGCAGGCGCTGCAGACCGAGGAGGCCGCCGCCCGCTCGCAGGGCCGCGCGACCATCCCAGTGCCGCCGCCGCTGCGCCAGTGCCACTTCAGCGCTGATCTGCCGCAGATGTACTTCCCCGGCCTGACCAGCGAGACCTTTGACCCGGCCAAGAACCGCTACGTCAAGAAGCGCTCGGTGCGCAACGAGCCGCTCGATACCTGGGTGTATGCCTTTGCCGCCACCCATCACGCCGAGCTGCGCCTGCACCGCGCCACCGAGGCTGACTGGGCGCGCCGTGAGGCCGATCTGCGCGCCCGCATTGCACATGACCCGCTTGCCGCTGCGCCTGCAGCCCAGACCGATCCAGGCCTCGACCTCCCGGCCGAGGCTGCGCCACCGATCGAGGTGCAGCCTGAGCCGGTGCTGGCACCGCCCCGGTTCTGGCACGACTACTCCAGCCGCCGCAACAAATTCAACCGACTGGGCAACCCATGAGCCGTAACTCGAACCTGCTGCGCACCATGGCCGAACAGGCTGCCTCGCATCCCCGCATCGAGCAGGCGGTACTGGGCGCGCTGCGCGCCGAGCTGCCGAACCTCATCGAGCAGATGCTGTCCCAGATGTGTGGCGGCGAGACGCTGCGCATGTACGTCCGCAAGCGCCCGGCGCACGCCAAGACGGAGCGCAACCTGCGCATCCAGGCCGCAGCGGCCGCCGGCACGCCTCTGGCCATGATCAGCGAGCGTGAGCATCTGACGCTGCGCCAGGTGCAGCGCATCGTCAAAACGCCGCCCCCTGCCGCGACTGCCTGACGACATTTTCCGGCCTAGAAATGTCGCGACCATCCTGCGCCAATGCTGCTCATGCAACAGCAGCTCATTGCCGGCGACACCCTGAACTTCGCGACCAGCGTTGCGCAGTACCTGCCTGCGGACGGCTGGGTGCTGAAGTTCCGCCTGGTGCCTCGCACGGCTAGCGAAGCAGCCATCGCGCTGACCAGCAGCGCTGATGGCACGTCGCACCGCGTCACGGTCCCGGCGGCGACGACCTCGGGCTGGGCCGCCGGCGCCTACAACTGGTTCAGCTGGGTCGAGAAGTCCGGCGAGTCCTACACCGTCGAATCCGGCCAGCTCACCATCCTGCCGGATCCTCGCCAGGCCGTTGCCGGGCTCGACTCACGCAGCCAGGCCGAGCAGGCGCTCGATGCGATCAACGCGAAGCTGGCCGGCACGGCCACTGCGGCCGTCGAGCGCTACACCATCAACGGCAAGGAGATCCGCTACTACCCGCTGGCCGATCTGATCAAGCTGCGCAGCCACTTCGTGCAGCAGGTGGCCATCGAGCGCAAGGCGGCCGGTCTGGCGTCATCGACCGGATCGGTACGCCGCATCCTGGTGAGGACAGCATGACGCGCGGCCTCGACCACGGCAAGCTGGCAACGCCGGGCAGCCCGATCCTGACGGCGTGGAAGGCCGATCGTGAACGCCAGCGCCGTGAGGCATTGGCCGAGGCCGAGTTGCGCCAGGCGATGACCACCATGCGCGGCCACGCGCTGCGCACGGTGCCCCGTCGCGCCAAGACTGCCCTGCAGCCCATCCCCGGCCCTGCGTTCGGCATCGTCAGTGGTGAGCGGGCCTTCGCCGCCGGTGAGTCCGACCGCATCACCTCGGGCTGGACCAGCTACAGCACCGGCATCAATGCCGATCTGGAGCGCGCGCTGCCCACGATGCGGGCACGCAGCCGTGACTGGTCCGTCAACACCGACTCGGGCCGGCGCTACGTGCAGCTGGTCAAGGACAACATCATCGGCGCCAAGGCGCCGCGCCTGCAGGTCCGCGCCACGCTGGTCGGCAGCGATGTGCTCGACGAGATCGCCAACAGCGCCATCGAGGACCACTGGGCCCGCTGGTGTGAGCGTGGCCTGTGCGACGTCAGCGGCCTGCTCAGCTTCGCGGACCTCTGTCGCACGAATGTGGCGGCGGCATGCCGCGATGGCGAGTTCCTCGGCCGCCATGTGCGTGATCGCAATCTGCCCTACGGCTACGCGCTGCAGGTGCTCGATGTGGACCGCCTCTATCCGGGCAACGGCGCGCTGTCGCAAGCCCAGGGCGACAACCTGATCCGCCTCGGCGTCGAGATCAACCGCTACGGCCGCCCGCAGGCCTACCACCTGTACAGCGCTCATCCTGGCGACGGTGCGGCCGGCCTGGCGCCGAAGCCCCTGGCCGAGCGCATCCCCGCCAGTGAGATCTGGCACGGCTACATCATCGAGCGGCCCGAGCAGGTGCGCGGCTACCCGTGGACGGCGGCCATCCTCAAGAGCGCCAACATCCTCGACAAGTACAAGGAATATGCCCTGGTCGCCGCCAAGATCGGCGCCGGCAAGATGGGCTTCTACATCACCGACAAGGACGCCCCCTCGGGCGAGGCCCCTGACTTCGAGGACTACAAGGACGCCACCGGCGCGCTGGTCCAGGACGTCGAAGCCGGCATGCTCGAAGCGCTGCCGCCGGGCGTCACCTTCGAAACCTTCGACCCGGACTACCCGCACCAGAACTTTGGCAGCTTCGTCACCACATGCCAGCATGGCATTGCCGCCGGCCTGAACGTCGCCCATCACAACCTGACCGGCGACATGACCGGCGTGAACTACAGCTCGGCGCGTATCGCTGAACTGGCTGAGCGCGAGCACTGGCGCGGCCTGCAGCTGTGGTTCATCGAAACCTTCGTGCGCCCGGTGTTCCTGGAGTGGCTGCGCATGGCCCTGCTGACCCGCAGCATCACGCTGCCCAGCG